GCACTAGCCTCCTCGGCAGACAACCCCCCAAGTGCACCAGCAGCACCAGCAGCACCAGCACCAGCACCAGAGGCCGCGCCAGTAGTAGCACCCGTAGCAGCACTCGCACCGCTAGCCGCGCCCGAAGCCAAACCAGTAGCAAGCGAAGCGCCGCCGAACGCGCCGAGGCCAGCCATAAGGCCCTTGGTAAGACTACCAGTAGCGGCGGTATCAGCAGCACCCACAAGACCCGCTGCGGCAAGAGTTCCCACGCCGGGAATCATACTCAGCAACGCACCACCAAGCATAGGTAGCAAGCCGCTAAGGAAGCTAGCTTCGGGGAGGCCCGTCTCGGGGTTAATAGTCAGCGAACCACCAGCAGCTCTGGCGAGAGACTGAAGACCACCAACTTCACCGGGTGTCATATGGACGAGCATAGTATCTTCGCCGCGACCCCGCGACTGCACGTGCTTAGCCATCTGCGAATAGGGCATACTCTACCGTCCTCTAGTGTATCTTGACGCTTATACTACCAATTTGCCCAAAACCAAAGACCGGAAGTGGTGCAACATAAGTAGTCAGCGGGAACCGGCTGGAGATGTACTGCACTTCCAGAATAACAGACGGCGTGGCGGGTATAGCCGGAGTCACGCCCGCAGAATAGGTAACCGCCGATAGGGCCGCAACACTCGTCGTAGTCGCCGTGGACCCCCAGATAACCTCAATGTAGTCGTTCGCAGCAAGCTGAATAGTAAAGGGAGTAACCGCACACAATGCCGCAGGAGTACCGGCATTCTTTCGGGCCGGAATACTAAACTGAGTATTGGACGAAGCTATATCCGTGCCGTTCTTGCGAAACCAGAGGTTGATTAATTCAGTACCAGTAGAAGAACTCGTGAACTGAATGCTAGGTATGAACTGATACACGCCCGCATACTGCACGGTCACACGGCTATTACTTACTACACTGATCCCGTCTGGGAAGTTATTTACGTTATAGGTTATCGCAACTGCTTGGTCGATTGCCGAAAGTGTCTGGTTTGCTGTGCTCTGCAGGTCGTTATATGGTTTCCAGACGTTGCGCCCATCACCATAGAGGTAGTCGGCGTAGACGTTACCCACATCAACGTCGGTAGCTACCATGCGTCCGACTAGTGCCCCATATGCGATCAGGGCTGACGTCTTGATGCCGTTTGATGCTTGGTAGCCGATAGTCCCATACTGCGATTCAAGCGTTGTGGTGTTTACATCAGTAGCAGTTACGTTAGTTCCGGAGATCGTCGTACCCGCAAAAGAGCCGCCAATGAAAGTAGTGGCGGTGTACTGCTGTGCGTGATTAGGTGTAGCAGAGTCCAGCTGTGCAAAGTAAATCTCCAAAGCACGAATAAGCTGCCGCAGGTATTGCGGGTCGTACTCCCCAGAAGGGTTGGGTAGCGGAGGCGCTTTGAATTGATCTAAGGCCATAGGTTAACGCTTGCCATCAGCACGCACATCAAGTCTAGGTGAGCCCATCTGCCACTGAGACCCAAGTGCACTGGACCCAATCTGCAATGCCATCTGCCTCGCGCGGGCGCGAATAAACACCTGATCCGTGTATGGGGTTACGTTGACTGTAGTGAGCCCCGACCCCGTTACGTTAGCGTTGTCCTCGGGAAAATTAGAGGGGGTGTTACCGGGGAAGTTTCGGAAGTACATAGACATCGTAACTTGGGCGTTAGTGTTGGTAGACCCCTCAAACCCTATGTCGGGCACAAGGCGGCGACTAATCATAAACTGCTCGCCGTCGTCCAAGTCAAAATCATTAGAGCGGATATATGACACCATGGGTAGGCCGTCCGCATCCGCTCCGTCCTCGTGGTTGTACAGAATACCTGATTGGGTGGTAGTATTGTTTTGCCCCGTGTAAGCCGCCTGCGGCCAATGCCGAGTAGGCGTATCGAGCCAAGCAGTGCGCGCCAGCGTGCCATAATACCAGACCTTATCCAGATAATTGAATACTACGTACGCGTTGTTCCAACTAGAATCTGCTGTAGGGTAGAACCACCACACTTCGTTCCACTGCTCGTTAGTACCACACACAACTTGTTCAGCTTGGTCGTTATTGATGTTCATGAATACATGGTTGCGCAAAGTACACGGTAGCGTCTCTACTCGCCCGGTGTAGGCATAGAACTTATCTTGGCCCATCCAGTACACAATACTTGCTGCCGTAGCCGTACAGCGGGGGGATATGATTGAGATATTGTCGGCGTATTCTTGTAGTGCGAAGACAGAAGTTGTCCCGGTGAATTGAAGCGTATAAAGCGCTTGATCCGTCCATACGAGGATTTCCTGCCGGGTAGGCATAGCGCAGACGATACGCGAGCCGCGAGATACACGGATATAACCAGCAGCACTATAGGTCGTGCCATCAGCAAGCGTTCCGGGGGTCCATTGCGCCGGGTTACTCTGGTCAGACCAACGAATAAGCAGGGGATCAAAAGTCGAAGGGCTAGTCTGCCCGTATGGCACTGCGCCAAACGCCAATACAATCTGATACTGCTGTGCAACCATAGACTGCATAACTTGCGACGGAACCGCGTTGGGGTCGTAGTTTGGACTACCCATGTTTGTAGCGACTTGGGCCAACGTAATGGCTCTGGTGTTCAACGCAGAAGTGGGGTCAGTCGTAGCTCCGCGCGCCCAGTAATACATCACACCATTGCGCAGGTTAGCAATCAGGTCGTTGTCGTAGTTGCTAAGAAACCAATCATCTTGCTGTTCGTTGATACCACCAGCAGTAGAGCCCAGACCCCACGCATCGCGGCCCCAATCACCAGCGCCCCAACCATAACCTAGCGTAGCCGAAGCATTACCCGGCGGAATCTCAAATGAGATACTAATACCCGTGCCGCCCTGAGCAGAGGTAGTAGACGTAGCGTTGGTGGTCGTCACGAAAGTAAACGTATTAGCACCCGTAACTGTAATCTCTTGGTTACCATTGATCTGGCTTACCGGAATACCGCCGATAGAAGTGCCCGCCACCCCCACAATGGTTACAAACGAGTTGCTTTCTGCTCCATGCCCCGTAGCGAGTGTGATGGTTACAACGCTAGAGTTGTTCGTTGTGCTTACGCAGTTGTTGGTGTTGGACCCCGTTAACGTCGGGTTTGCGTCGCGTAGGGGTGTGATATCGCTGTAGTACCCATTACCAGCTTCAATATAGAGCTTGTTGTTGGTGCCCAGTGCGAGGAAGTTATCACTAAACGTGGTAACCCAGTTCCACATCTGACGGCATACGCCATAGAAGCGGTTAGTCGTAACGCTGACCCAGCCGCCCAATTTTTCGGGGAACCCGGAACGGAACCTGATTTGGTCACACGCATACCAGCCGCCTTCGCCAGAATAGTTAGTCTGGTCTCGGTTAACACCCGGTCGGAACTGTAGTTTAATAAAAGTCATTAGCGGAGCTCAGACCAATAATAGAGCGTTGGTGTGCCGTTAATTCTATAATACCCGTTGTTCGGTACGATGAACGCAATCTGGGCGTGGTACTGAAAGTCAGAAAGCGTAATCCACGTAGAGCCATCGTTGGAGACCTGAAAGCCGTACGCAGTATTACCGCTGTCTGCTTGGATAGCGACCATGATTGGCCGCCCCGTAGTGTTTTGGTAGCTGGTGTTCACCGAGCGGGCTGGAACCTGCCACGTTTGCCCCACGCCGATAATCGTTGAGGATGCAGCTGCACCGAGGGACGTCAAAGCCGCAGCTGTCGTATTAGCCCCAGTACCACCGTTCGCTACCGGTAGGATACCCGTAACCTGAGACTGTAAGTTGACGCCCGTGAGTGTGCCGCCAAGCGTAAGGCTGCCCGAAGACGTAACCGTCCCGGTAAGAGTGATACCATTAACCGCACCAGTGCCGCCCACAGAAGTAACTGTACCGCCCGGGTTTGTGGCCGCGATGGTGATACCGCCCGTGTTGGAGTTGGTAATGGTGATGTTAGACCCGGCGGTGAGCGTGGATAGCGCAAAAGCCCCGGTATTGGTGCCGACGGGAATCGTCCCCGCCGTAGGGGCGGTATTAAATCCCGTACCACCCGAAGCAATAGACAACGGGGTAGTTAGACCAGAGATGTTGCCGCCCGTAATGGTGGCATTCGAAGAAGTTATGTTAGTCGAGGTGATGTTAGATGAGGTGATGTTAGACGAGGTGATATTGGAGGAAGTCAGGCTTACACCAGAGACACTACCACCAGTAATAGCAACACCCGAAGCCGCTTGAGTGGACATAGTGCCGAGACCCAGCGCCGACTGCGCGGAAGCCTGAGTGTTACCTCCAGTACCGCCCGAGGCAATGCCCAGCGGAGAGCCGAGCGACAAAGACGATAGATAGGTAACTACGTCCTTCACGTTAGTGCCGTCGTTAAACACCCAGACGGTTTTACCTGCCGGGACGGCGATTCCAGTGCCCGTAGCATTTTTGACTGTAATAGTGCCATCAGTGCCGTTGTTGACGATGTACGCTTTCTCGGTAGACGGGACCACGAGGTTATACCCAGACGTGGCAGTGCCAGTGAGATTCAGCCGCAGGTTGCGAGCTGTCTGCGAAGCGTTAGTGTCCGTAAGCGTCAGTGTGACGTTAGCATTAGAGAAAGCTACATCCGCCGACCCAGTAATAGCCTCTTCAATAGCCGTGCCCAAATTAAGGTTGGTAACCGTACCCCACGTAGTAGAGTTTTCGCCGGTAGCCATGAGCTGGATTTTAAGTGTGGGGCTGTACGTACTAGACATCTTCGTTCCTTACGTCGGTATTTGAACCCAGACTACAGTGTTACCTTCGTTAATCTGTGCCCATGTAGCACTACTGCTTTCGTCTATAGGCGACCAATTAGGCGTTTGGCTCTCGTTAATTAAGCCCCATGCAAGCGGGGTAGAGATAAGTCCCTGTGCTTGTACACCATTTACTAGGGCTTGAACACTAATCTTGACGGAAGCCACACCGACTGCGCCAGAAGCAGAAACACCAGTAGCCGCGACATTGGCCGGGAAGGTAATACTGACCGACCCAATCGAGCCAGAAGCATTTACCCCCGTAGCGTTATTGTTAGCCGCACCAGAGGCGCTTGACTGGTCTACACTCCCAGAAGCAGAAACACCAGAGATGGATACACTAACCGTGCCGGAGGTAGTAGCGGCCCCGATAGAACCCGCAGCGGTAATACCAGAGAGTGTTGCGGTAGCATCCGCCGACGTACTCGCTGACCCAATCAAGCCAGAAGCAGAAACCCCAGTAGCGCTTACGTTTATTTGGACAGCGGCTGTGGCGGAACCAACCGACCCAAAAGCCGAGACACCCGTAGTGCCGACATTAGCTGCAGCGGAAGTAGTAGCAGAACCAACAACACCAGAGGCCGAGACCCCGGTAACCGCTATATTGGCAGTTAGGTTAGTAGCTACTGTGCCGAGCGAGCCCGAAGCGGAAACACCAGTAACATTTACACTGATGTTATTGGAACCGAGACTAGCAAACGGGGCCGCCGCAAAGGGGGTAAAGCCGAACATATATTACCCCCTTTCTTTAACTACTTGCTTTTTGGGCAGTCGTTCTCGCAGACGCAAACCCACTGGCTATTGTGGTGCTCTATCTGTTTAACCGTTGGCGCGCTATCCAACTTGCTATTGTACATGATCGGCGCAGCAATTCGGCAATAATCACTTACTGTTTTGGGCGGCATCAAACCGGCTGCGCAAGCGCTCGTCACGAACAGGGTCGGGAGTACTGACAGCTTCCTCAGCCTTGACCACATTAACATTCAGTACCTCCTCAACTTGCTGCCGCCCCTGTGCCTCTAGCTTGCTGTTTTGGTAAGCCGCGAACAGCTTGTTCAACAAAGAAAACAGGGACGACAGAAGCTGCAGCATGATTAGGCCTTCGGGGCTGCCGGAGCAGCAGGAGCCACAACCTTACCGCCATCAATGAAGAAAGCAGCAAGACCAGCGAGGGCCGCGACAACCGCCGAAATAGCCTGATAGGCCGGGGTCGAAAGACCAAGCGCGGTAGCGAAAACTCCAAGACCTGCGTACGAAGATGGCTGAGTCAGCATCTTCAGGATATAGTTAACGAAGTTCATTTCACTTCTCCTACTTGTTTAAGCCAAGCCCCCGCATCAAAACTGGGGCAGGCTTTCTGTACTCCCGGCCAATCGTGATGTCCAAGGATAATAATACCGGGGTATCTTTCCTTGTATATCTTAACAATCTCTAGAAGTGAAGCCTTCTGGGCGTCTGTGCGCGTGTCTTTGGGGGTCTTGTTGTCCTTGCAGACACCGCCTACGTAACATACACCAATATTGCCGGTATTATGACCACCCACATGAGCACCAAGCTGGTCGTCTTTAAGCGTCTGATGTTTTGATCCATCGAGTTCTACTACCCAGTGGTAAGATGTCTGGCCGAATTTGGCCTTGTCCCAAGCACAAAGCTGCTCCGCAGTAACGAACCGCCCCTCGGGAGTGGCTGCACAATGAATGGTAAGGTGCGTTATAGGGCCAAGCTGTGCCATTACTGACTCCAAGGCAACGGGGGTGTTACTACAGGCGGCGCGGAAATAGCAGCAAGCTGCGTGTCCACATTCCCCTCGCACTGCGCCACACCGTCGGGGTCGAGGGATTCCTGCACCCATCCGGTCACTCGATCCTGCGTCAATTCTGCGTACGGGATATACGGCTCTGCGGGATCAAGGGTGACTTGAGTGTTGCCGCTGGTGCTGCAAGTATTCACCCCGTCTGTCCCAGACAGCATCCAATAGACCGCAAACACGACATCGGCGTAGCTATCCTGCGTGGGGTAGCAGTCCATCCGAGTGATCGTCCAAGTGTAAGTGTTTGCCATTGGTAGCCCTTAGAACATGAGAAGCATTGCGCTAGTCGCTGGTTGCTGTTTGAATGAAAATGCTACAGCACCCAGATTATTGCCGCCACTGAATGTAGCCGTTCTAGCCGTTGTTGTGCTTGCTGTGGCTTGGTTTTCATCGACAATTAGCAGCCCGCCGCCGGTTCCCGCGACAGCCGCCTGATTGATGCGTGTCGTAGTGCTGGCCGGGGCGGTGATTGTGGTATTAACGGATGCAGAGCAACCATACACCGAAATGACAAGATCATTTGCCGCCGTGGTCGTTTGGGTGTTTGTCGCAATCGAAGTGGCCGAGGCGCTGGCGTAAGTCGCGGAGGTATCTATGCCGTAGATGCCGCGATAGC